TCTGACTCCGCCGTAGCAGACGTTCGTATGGCGCTTAAAGAGCACGTAGGTGTTGACGTAGCGCACGGTCTAACGCCTGTGTTCGAGACTTACGAGAACTTTGAACGCCGTGGCCGCTCTGTAGAAGAGTTCGCTTTCACCATCGGTGAGCAGTTCGCCGAAGAGTTTCTAAAGACTGGCCTTGAATACTTGACTGGTGCGCTGGTTGCTGCAACTGGTACTGTTGCTGAACTGAATGACGCGACACTCAACACTACTGCGATGTCTACTAAACATATTATTCGTGGTAAGCGCATGTTTGGCGATCAAGGCTCAAACATTCGCTCTATTATGATGAACGCTGAGGCATACTACGATCTAGTTGAAGATCAAGTTGCAAACATGAAGATCGACAACATTGCTGGCGTTCAAGTTGCAACAGGCGCAGATGCAATGACTTTCGGCTTGCCGTTGATTATCTCTGATATTAGCACTCTGCAATATGATGTTGGTGCTGGCGACCTGAAAAACCGTGTACTATTCTTGACTGAGGGTGCTGGTTCTGTTGTTGAGCGCGGCCAGCCTCGTTTCTCGATGGATGAAAACGTGCAAGGTCTTGAGAACCTAGGTATGCGCTTCCAAGGCGAAACCAACACGGTAATTACATTGAAAGGCTACGCTTGGGATACCACAACTGGCGGTCGCAATCCTAACCTAGCTGCTATCTCAACTGGCGCTAACTGGTCTTACATCTACGACTCACATAAACTGGCTCCGGCCTCTATCGTCGAAGTAGAGTCTGTATAAATTTAATGCCCCTCTCTCGGGAGGGGTTTATTTTCACTAGGAGTAAAAATGAATATTGGTTACTTCTTGCGTAATGGAGTGCTAACTGACGAAGATGCTGTTCTCTCGAACAAGCTTCGCAATGAAGGCAAAGTAAAGTTATTGAATGGTAGCGTATCTACCGGATTTGAGGGCGCTTATGATCTTGTGGTTCTTGATGGCGCAAATGATGTAATTAAGAACTGGGTTGCTGAAAAAGGTATCGAGGTATATGGCGTACAAGAGCAGAAAAAAACAGTCAAAGAACAAGAAAAAGACGAAGTAGAATTTAAAGATTCATACAAGACAGAAGCAGCCGCAAAGACAGCAATTAGCCGCGCAAAAGTGGACGGTTATGATGTGGTTGAGGATGGCGATGTCTGGAAAGTTGTGAAATCATAATAAAAATCTACAACGCTTAGTTTATTTTGGCTGTATTTAGAAATAGATACGGCCTTTTTTTTGGATTAAAATAATGGGATATAGAATGAAGATTGCAGCAGGTGTTACAGACATCACTAAAGAAACAGAATTAACAACTGGCGAGCACAACATTGCTGTTACAGTTAATGGTGCCACACCAGTAGAAGCTAGGCTTGAGGATGCTTTTGGTGACTTTGTAGCTTACAAGACTTGGGACACAAATACGGCAGAGACATTTAACGGAAAAGGCCGTTGGCAGTTTTTTGTTCCGGCTGGGTGCGGTGTTATTATTTACGATAGGTAAAATAATGTACAGAGAGATATTCAGTGATTTTGTAAGGGATTTGTTTCGTGACTTGCACGGTAATAAAAAATGTTCAATGTATGACTTTGACCCAGTGAACGGAGATTCTATGTTATTGAAGTCGCCTTACACTGGTCAAATAAATGTTTTGGCGCTATCTAGGGTTGATGGTAACTCTGGATTGCCTTCTGGGTCACCTGCTCTTATGTCTAATGAGTGGACTTATTTTACTGTCTCTTTATCCAATGAAATACAGCTTATAACAGATCAGTTTAATGGGTATATTTTTATGATAAAGCCTAATTCTGATTTAATGGATAGGCAGATAAAGACTATCGAAACTGACTTTTACGTTATCAATGGGTCTAACGACAGAATAGTTAGAAAAGTTTGCCCATTCAAAATAAATAATATAACTGTCAGCACATCATTTCCTTACACGCTACCTTTAGTATTGGGGTAAAACATGGCGTACACTGTACCAAACAAGACAACAGGCCAGACATACACAGCCGCAGAATTAAATCAGTTAAGAGAGATATTTGCTGTTGGCTCTCGAACGATTGATGCAGTGCCTTTACCTGAAGGATATAGAATAACAACCGATGCTGGTGATTTAGTTATTCAGAAGGATGGCACAACTGTTGCAAATTTTAATAAAAACGAAACAGAGTTTAATTCATCATTAAAAGCAGTGCTTGGTGGATTTCAGCTCGGTGATGTATTTTTGATTGGGTCTTCAGGCGTTGACATTAGTCATGTCAATAACATTTCAGGCGAAGCTAAGATACCTCAGGGAACCAAGGTAAGATTGGATGGCAGTGGATTTAGCAGGATGGTCGATTATGAAATCATGCCTTCACAAGTAGATAGTAATGGGTCTGTTGATTCTTCACAGTCTACGCCTTTATCTTGGTCAACAACTTCCCCTAATAACTTTATTCTTTTTGATACTGCCTTCTATCCTGCTGAAGATTATATTGGTGAAATAGAGTATATGGTTACTGACGCGGGAACTGGGGATACGCTTGTAAGATTCAAGAATACAGTGTCATTATCTTCTGATGTTTTAGCTAACATAAACCACATATTTCCAGTCATATCCCCGTCAGGCGCATCAGTAAATGTAAATGTAACAAAGAGCGATGGATCTAGCATACTTTGCCGACCAATACTAGGTAATGCTTCTGAAGCTTTCAGAGAAACTAAATTAAGCCTATTTATCGAGCATAATGTAAAAACCGAAAAAACATTTAATGGTTTTGCTAATTACTCAAACTCACTTTCTTCGCAATTAGTATCAAGTAGCTGGGTTTCACTACTGAACGATGGATTTGGAGCAAAAACTAACACCTCTAATCTTCCATCTGGTGTATCTTCAATGCTATCAAGTAATAATATTGATTTAAGTGAATTAGAGCTTGGTGACTGGGTTGTAATTAGACCCGATCTAGAAATTACGCCTCAAACAAACAACCAGCAAGCAAAAGTAAGGATTCATATAGGGGTTGCGCCTAATGACTATTACTTAGAAGAAATCCTTGGTAAGATGGACTCTGGAGCTGGCAACTCTTACAGATTCACCCCGACAATCCTCACTTATGTAGGAGATAGTGATACACTGTTAAATCCGGTTGAAATTCAGGTTTTTTGTTCTGGTACTTCATACGTTAAGAACAATGGCTTTGCTATAGGCATTAATAAAAGGCTTGCATAATGATAAAATTAATACCACTGGACTATTCTTGCTTATTTATTATTGGTAATGATTACCAGTATGAATATAGACAAGAATCAGATACCATTACAAATAATTCAGGCAATGTAACGCTAACTAATGAATCTGGAATTAAGGAGATAAATCAACTTCCTCTTGCTGAGTTTTCTGATGCAGATGGAAATTCATTTTCTACATTTACCGATCTTTTGAGTTATACAAACAGAAAGAAAGGGGATGATGATAAAATTATCGTTTCATCAAATCTTTCTGGTTCAAGCAAGATCATTCCCATTGCTGGCTGCAAAGTAGGAAACAATGCAGCAATAACTAGCGAGTCAGATTCTGGATTTACATGCACTAAGAATGGTAAGGGAGATTACAGTGTTACATTTCCAACACCTTTAGAGAGCAGGCTGAAAGGGACATCTTTTTATTTTATTGATGTTATAGCAATTGGTGATAGAGTTATATCGAACAAAATCTATGAAACCACTGGACGAGTAAGAGTAAAGGTTTTCAATCAACCGAGCAATGGGTTAACTGGTTCGGTTAAAGATTCTTCTTTTCAGGTCATCATTTATGCTAAGAACTAAAATGTTATAATATGTAAAACAATTACAGGGGAGCAAAATGCTCATATCAGTACCAAGCCCAGACGCCAATTCATGGGCATCTCTTGACTACATTAAAAATACTTGGCTTTCTGATCCATATAAAGATCCACTTCTCTATACGGACGATGAAATCGAAAAGGCAGCTATCGCAGCTACCATTCAATTAGATTTTGAATATGCCAATAAGTTTACTGGAACACTATATGATGAATCTAACGCTACTTCATTACCTAGAATTGGATTGAGGGATTATCGAAATCTTGAAATCAAGGATATGACCACATTTCCTACTGAAGCAGCGAAAGCGGTAGCAGAGCAAGCTTGGTATATCATTGAGAATCCAACAGACCCAGAAAACATCTCAATAAGCACAGTAAAATCACAGAAAATGGATGGCGTAGGATCAAAAGAGAACTTTAGTCCAGCGCAACAAAGGTCAGCTCAATACAATCCTAAATTAGCGCCTAAAGCTGTAAAATGGTTAGAACCTCTAACTGGAATCATATCTTCAAGATATGTTAATTACTGGGAGCGTGGCTAATGTCATTCAAAGAAGATTTCTCAGAGCTGTTCACGGAATTTGAGGAAGGCGACTTTAAGGAAGCATTCTACCCTTTTTCTATCACAAGGACGGTAATGAATGGATGGGTAAGCTCAACAGAAAAATTCTCTTGTCAGGCGTCGTACACATCAATGAATCTTGCTCGTTACGAATTATCAGAGAATCTGCCAGACGGTGAAAATATCAAGTGCAAGATGAAGCAAGAGAACTTAAATACAACGCCTGTGATTGGCGAGCAAGTTTCTTACATGGGTAGCAATTGGACGGTTGTTTCAGTAGATCAAGATCCACTGCAAATCACATTCACCGTTATGTTGAATAAGATATGAAGATTACTAATGACTTTGCAGGTATTGGTGACGACTTAATTAAGTCACTTGAGCCTGATATGAAAGAAGTTCTTATAATCGGCTCTGAAAGCGCAGTAAATGCCTCACCTGTTGCGACAGGTCGATTTAAAGCTAACTGGCACGTATCAACCAACGAGCCTTCGTTTTCTTCGTTCAAATCAGAAGACATTGATGGCGCTTCAACATTGAACTCAATGTTTGGTGCAATTAAGAATATTGACCTATCAAACACAAGTAATATATTTATTCAGAACAACGCTGAATCGGACGAGGGTGAGTTTTACGCCGCGACAGTTCGATATGATTACACCCAATCTTCAGCCAACTTCCTGCTTCAAGAGATTGAAGAAAAAATTGATTCAGCGATTACTTAGGAGTGAATAATGGACGTACCAATTCAAACAATGCAAGAGCACTTACTAAATAATGTCGATCACGGTATTGTTTGTCATTTTAAGGATGGCTTCGTTCATCGTCTATCGGGCGAGGAGCTAGGTGGCGATAAGGCATTTATCTCATTATGGGATAAAGAGCCTGACCTATCTAATCAAGATAATAAGCCAACTTGTGCAATCTCATTTACAGGTGGAACAGATCGACTTGTGTCTATCGGAACCCAAGGAACCGAGGAGCTTAGGTTTTCGGTTTTGATTGACTTGTTTATTCCTATTTCAAGAGCTGAAGCGCCATTTGGTGAACTGATTAATAAGTTTGATGCAGCATTCAAAAAAATTCAAATGGAAGATGGTGACGGATATATTTATACAGATTCAGAGTTTCCTAGAAATATATCCAAGGTGCCACCATCAACGCAAGACCCGTACCGAAAGGTATTTATCACATACCGCATGTACAAAAGATATTCTGGATAATATGTTATAATTAGATTGCTAGCACTGCTAAATAGTTATAACTAAAAAGAATATAGAGGTAATTACCAAATGGCTAAACCATCAGTACAGGGCAATAAAACGTCCTTTCATATCGTAAAACAGGCAACAACCGCTTCTGGTATTCCAGCGACACCAGAATGGCGTGACTTGCGTCGCGTATCAGGTGACTTGACTTTATCTAAGGGTTTTCAGTCGTCAGAGACGATTAACCCCAATCGTAACGCGCCAAAACAAATCCTAACGTCTGCGGAAGTTGCTGGTGAAATCACTGCTGAGCTTAACATTACTGATCCAGCACTAGAAGATGCAGTTGTTGGTGCTTTGCAGGTTGATGCGCCAGATGGAATTATCGACGACACAGCAGCAACTACTTCTTTTGATAATGCCACGGCGACAGTTAGCGCTGTTGGAGCTTTTGCAAATGCTGTAGAGGGTCAGTATCTTGCTGCTTTTGGTTCTGTATCGAACGACCGTGTTTTTCGCATTGTAACGGTTACTGATGCTGACAACATTGTAGTGACGCCTGCTCCGCAAGATGAGGCTGCTGGTGCATCAGTTACGCTTCGTGGTGAAAAGTTGTCTAACGGCACGACCGAGCAAGGATTTGGCGTTCAGAAGCGAATCCCGACCAATTCAGGAACTATCTATGAAACCTACGAAGGCTTTCAGGTTGGCTCTATCTCAATGGCGATTGGCGCACAGTCTAAGATTGACTTGTCGATCTCATTCATTGGTCAAGAAAAACTTGATGGCATCACTCAGATTGCAGGCTCTACGGATGCAGCTAGCCCAACAGGTGACTTGATTGGTACGGTTGATGGTATTCCTGAGTTCTGGGGCGAGAATGGTGTTCTGGCAACCAATGAAACTTGTTTTACTGACTTCTCTATTGAGGTGAATAACAATTCTGCTGGTGAAGCCGCTGTTGGTACTGCTGGTTATTGCGGCATTAACCACGGCAACATCACAGTTACAGGGTCTCTAACTTCTCTAGTTGATGGTACTGATACAACTACTGCTAACGCGGAGTTTGATAAGTTTAACTCAGAAACTAAGTTCCCGCTAGGCGTAACTATTAAAGATGCACAAGGTAACTACCTAGTTATCAATATGCCATCTGTTCAGTACACTGAGTTCACACGCCCTCCTGAAGCTGGTGTTTCGTTGAAGAACACAGGCACTTACGCAGCGGAAGGTGACACGACTGGCGCTACAATTGAGATGGCTTTCATCCGTAAGCCATAATACATTAACGTGATATAATAAGTACATCCTTCGGGGTGTACTTTTCTATTTGGAGACTAGATATGATTAAGATTAAGAATGGGTATGCTGATTACTCAGCGAAAAAGCTAGAGCTAGACGAAGATCAGTTTATTATGGTTCGCCCACTGCGACAAGAGTTCTATACTCAGTTCCTAGTTAAAATGTCTGATAAGACGACTGCTGGCGTATTGCCGGAAGAAATGAAAGCTGACTTCGTAAATAAGCATATCACTGGCTGGATGCTTTATGATATTGATGGCGAGGTAGTGCCGTATAGCAAAAAAAATGCTATTGAAGTATTCGCCACGACAGATGATGATGGCGATAATTCAGCCCTGTTTATTGATGCGTTCAATTTCTCGTTATCTGAGTCTCGCCTAATGAAAGAAGCGATTGACTCAAAGATTGAGGAATCGGAAGAAGAAGCAAAAAAGTAATTGATTATCATCTGAATGTCTTGGACATGAAGCCTCATGAAGTCGCTATGGCGAAAAGCAGGGGGATATTGGTAGAGCCAGAAGTTTCAGAAGAAGTTATGATAGCTTTGAAGTGGTTTTTTGACACATTAAAGCTAAGGGATAAAAATGATTATGGTGTTTCGGATTTATCAATAAGGAACTTTCATGAAATACTTGAATACGAGGATTGCATATTAGAGAAAGGATTTCTATTGAAGATGTGCTTTTCCTTCGATGAAAGGTATCAAGAATTTCAAAGATTCAGATATTCACAGATGATTAAGCAGAATAAGGCCGGACATTAAGTTCGGCTTTTTTGTTATAATAAGGGTATATAAGTATAACTAAAAGTTAGAGGTTTTAAATGTCATTAAATAGGCGCATTGGCGTAGAGCTTGATATTACGAAGGCGATCTCAGATGCCGAGCGCCTTGAGAAGGTGCTAAAAGGAATAGGCAGAAGTTCAGGTAGTGGCGTTGGGGCTTCTCTTGTAAAAGAAATGGAAGCTCTAGAAAGAGTGAGAACGCAGTCAGCAAAGACCGCCACTGAAGTTCAGCGGTCGGAAGCATCTATGGCTAAAGCCATGAAGGATGTAGAGTCTGCTGTCTTGCAAACAGAGAAAGCTGAGACAGAACGCCTGCGTCAGCGTCAATTAGCGCTCAGAATTTCAAACCAAGAAGTTGCTGCTACAAAGAAGGTAAACAGCTCACTACAAGAAGAAACCAGACAAAAAGAAATTGCAGCAATAGCAAATCAGTTACTGAACAAAAGTATAGCGGACTATTCGAAAACCAGAGCGCTATCTACAAAGACTATTGAGCAAGAAGCTGAAC